AGCCCAACTAGCGGGTCCAGTTGGCTGAATTGATCTAGCCTGCTGGAACACCAACCTATACACTGAGCCGGCCCCACCACCAATTGCAGGAGACATGCCATTCAGTCTGATCGCGTCACTCACGGCGTTCACAGCACTGTTATCAACAGCAGTCATTGCCTGTCCATTCCCATTGGGGACTGGAATCAGCGTGGGATGGTAAACATACAAAGGGTCCTTGAACTCGATCTCATAATGGAAGATCAAGATCCCCGCATCGACGGTGGAGTCACAGGTACCATATACCTGGACCTCCTCTGCAATGCAGTCGTCTAAGTCTCCATCAATAAGGGCATCGACAACAGACCACTCTGAGTTACAACTCAACTCAATGTTAGCTTCCTTCCAGATAGGCGTTGCCACAGCATTGTGCTGTGAAAGCGCTCTACCCAGAAACCCGGATGTCCCACCAGCAATAAAGGGCTCTTTTACAGTCGAAGTAGATAGCATGACAATTTGCCCTTGCGTGCTTGTTGGCACTGAAGGGATGTAGCTAACAACTCCGCGCTTGACACGAAATTTTTCAAATGTGCGTGCCTGAGATCCCAACATGGCGTTTTGGAAATAAGCCGGATTAATAAAGACGGAAGCAGCAGGCTGATAATTGCCAGAATTGGCAACCTGTACAGTTCCCGCGTAATCACTACCAACAATTGTTGCAGTGTTCCCGCGCCTTACAACGGATGGTTTTTGCATGCGAAGAGTATACCCATAAGCAGCCGGAACTGTACTTAGGGTGCTCTGCTTTTGTGCGTTGCTGGGTTGGTTGGACCCTCGTAAATTTCCCTTCTTAAGGGTTGCTTTGTTCATCTTTGGCATGATAGTTTGTGAATTTGGTGGATTGTTAAAACTATCGTTGGCCCTGAGCCGCCGTTGGAGAGCGACCGCTGCGGCAGCAAGCGATCGCTTTGCACCATGTCCAAAATTGGATTCCACAAACTCATCGTCTGCGTCATTCAAATTCATACCTAGTGCATAGGCTGCGTCATGCAGCCTGCAAGTTTCATCAAATTCATCAATGGCTGGCTTGCTGCCAACCACTGATGATTGATACTCTCCGTCGGACCAGCCAGGGCCGCAATAATTACCGTGATAATACATGAAAAATGGTGTTGTAATTGATGTGACTATCGACACCCACTGCTGACCCATGGTCGAACTGATAAGCGTCATAATAACGCTCGAGTGCGACCTGCTGATCAGGCGTAATGCCCCAAGCTCTGAATACATTCAGTCTAGCCTGTGCAGTGGGCTCTATAAAATGCCTATCAATACCAACTCCTAAAAGATACATGCCAGAGTTTTGGTTAAGCTGGACAGCAACTTTGCTGACCACGCCGCAACCCAAAGCGATTAGCCGCCTATAGAAATTTTGCATGATGGGTATGCCGCCAGTCAGCGACAGCCCACCCTTTCCAACGGCGGTCATCCATGCTTTGAGCGTCTTTTCAGTAGATACGTCGACTGTAATCAATGTGTCTTTGCGTAATGCAACATTGATATTACGAACCATAATAACCTGATTATCACCATACTCTATTGGTCGCATCTGGCAAAACTCAATCTCGGGTAAAGAGTACACCGGTCTTTCCGTTGTCATCCTAAACCCCATTTGGTAAAACCAGTCATCTAAAGATCGCAAGAAGACGTGTTCATCCTCGCTTTCCATCATAACTACACAGTCATCACCATTGTTCATTAGCTTCACTTCTACTCCCATTTCTGCCGCATAGGCATGTACCAAACCGCACATCAGCAAGCAATTGCCGAGTGCGGTATTCATGTCTCCACTTGCTCTCCTCCCAACAACCTTATATGATAGGTGTCCATCTTTACACCGTGCGCCACCGCGCTGGTATATTTGATGTCTCAACATTGTGCGTAACTCCTTGCACCTATATATATTGTTATAAACCGAGTGTTCCCACTCCAAAGCTTCCTTGCTTACATGCATGTCAAACTTCACAGCATCCAAACCAATTGCAACTGGTTTGTTAAAACTATTCCACTTTCCACGCATTATTCTCCCCACTTGCTCCACATTATACCCCTTAATCACAGTGGGACCATCACCAAAGACTTTGTCTATGGCTTTGTAAACCCTATGCTCAATTGGCTTTATGTAGGTAGCAAGGCAAATATTGTAAACAGGATCCCTAGGTTGTATGCACCTAGGAGCCTTATCCGGGTTGACTTTTTCCATTTTAACGAAAGCTTTCAACCACGGATATCTCTTACACCACCCTAGCATCTCATATCTCTCCTTGGCATTCAGATATATGGTTTTCTTACGGCCCTGGTACATCTCGACCACTTGGCCAAGGGAAATCGGGGCGGCATGTCCAACCTTTCTGCACACCTCAGAGCGAAAGCTACTAAGACGAGTGTCATATAAATCGGGTGTCACCGACGGGGGGGCGACAAACTCCCCCTTCACTTTACAATAATACATCCTCTCAAGCAATGCGCACGCTAACGTGGTGATGTCCGCATTGTTGACATTCAAATTGAGCGTCGGACCCCCTTCAGTGATACTGAAGAGTGTTCTAGGCTCTACAAGCGCCTGGTTTCGCCACACGCGCAAACGTGGGTCAGAAATGGTTGAGACATGACTGACACCTTGTGTGGCTACCAAGCGCCCTCAAGCATCCGCCTGGCCACTATCTTGTGGCCAGGCAAAGAAAACATAAGTAGGCATGCTAATGATCCACCTAAACCAAGGTGATTTCTTTTCGTATGCTAGTGCGGCGTGTTGCTTACGCACGGCCACACTGTTTGCCACCTTAGCGGCATCAACGTCTACTTCATCAGGTACAAATACGAGGGTAACGACGAGCTCTACAGCCCGCCGTGAATCTACCACCCGCAAATTCATCTCACGACACCTGGCTTGGGCCATGTGGCGTACTGTGAGAATATTTGCGGGCGTACGTCTAGGTATCCCGAGTTTGCATTTAATTTCGCATACTAGCGAAGAGACGAAGGGTTCATGCTTATGTTTGCGGATCCGCCGATGCTGAACAACTTCGACGGGTTCGACTTTCTTTACAAATGGTTTTGGTGGGGGAGGGGGTGGTATGGGGACTTGTGACTTACCGTCGATACCACCAGCGACAGCAGCCGTCTGGTAGTCAACGAAAGCCTCATACATTTGATCCCACATCGTTGGATCTGTTTTAGCACCCGCTTCAGCACTAGCCTTATGGTAAGTGCAATGGATTCTATACAACAGAGCAAACATCTGTGGGCTACCACGTTGAATCTCCCGCCATAACACAACATCCGTTATGGGCGCTGTGGTAGGCTTTGCGCGTCTAGCGCGACCATTTGTGACCTGTTCAATAGGGTTACGCGGAATATTTAATTCATTGAACAGATCTGCCGTTACCTGTTCACGAATAATACCGAACTCGTTGAACAGATCTACTAGGGACTCATATAGTCCTCCCCAGCCTGGAGACTTCGCGGGGCTGGTGGCCCCGCTAACCGCGGGGCTGGCAGCCCCGCTTCTTGGGCCTTTCGGCCCAATTTGTGGGGTCTTTACCCCACCCACCGGATGCAATTTCCGGTCCGCTTCGATTTGTACAAACTCATCTTCAAAGTTGAAGCGATCACCATCGCAATCAATGTACATTTCAGCCGCGCCAACACTATCATCGGTCATCCCCTTGACCAACGTTCCAATCCATTCCTCCTCACGAGGGATGCAGCAGTTAAACAGCCACATAAACTTGGACATGCCAGATAGATTACACTTAAAATCGGTTAAAAGTTAAGGAAGAAAT